GCACATCACGGGTAGTAACCTCACATACTACCCGTTATAATAATTACATACACAAAAGGAGTTACTTCATGTTTCAAACAGCAATCAACCTCACAGACACACCAAGAACAGAATATAATGGATGGTCAGACTGGACTACATGGAACTGTGCGTTATGGATCGGAGGGGACGAAGGTTTTTATAACTTAGCAAAAGATTACAGAAATTACGGAGACTTCGTTGAGTGCATCAAAGAAATCTATATGGACAAAACACCCGACGGAGCAAAGTGGGATGAAGCAGACTTTGGAGAGATGCAGGAGATGATGGACGAATTATAAACTGTCACACAAGGGGTCACAACTGACCCCATTAACCATTATAATAAGTACATACCACAGAACAGAATGAACAAAACTCAAACACTCATCAACCGCATCAAAGAAAAAGAGTCCTTTTATGACGTTGCTTTTCTATGTGAAGACTTTGAAACTTTTGAAATTGAAGTTGCAGAGTGGGGAGTAGATCACGCAGGGGGAGTTGACTTTGATGATCCAGAAGTAGACCGCAAACAAATGGATGCGTTCTTTGCCTCTTTCGGTTGCACCCCAGAGAATCCACATCCTTGCAGTAAGTATGCGACAGCAGTTTATCAAGGTGCGTAATATGAAGAACTTACACATTGAACACCCAGAGGACACAATCTTAACAGGGGATCTATCTGTACTTGAAGCATTTGAATCAAACAATCATTACTCAGTTAAGATTGACGGATCGCCCGCAATCGTATGGGGAACTAACCCAGAGAACGGGAAATTTTTTGTCGGCACGAAGTCCGTATTTAATAAGAGAACCCCAAAAATCAATTATACGAATGAGGATATTGAACGCAATCACGGGAACAACATTGAACTAAGTGGCATTTTGCACAGGTGTTTTAATTGCTTACCCCGTACAGACAGAATTTTTCAAGGAGACTTTATTGGGTTCGGTGGTTACAGAGATTACAAACCAAATGCAATTAGTTACACATTTACCGAAGTTCAGAACACGGGAGTAGTCGTTGCACCTCATACAGAGTACACAGGGGAGACAATGAAAACAATGACAGCAGCACCCTTATTGGATAAGTTGGGAGAGGGTTTTGTTCAACCTGATGCGTGGTTGTCTGAGTTGGGTGCAGGGCATAACATCTCACAGTTAATTCAGTTTGCCCGTCAGATTGCTACACTTGTGGACTTTGCCACAGAGAAGGAGGCAAAACAAATTAAAATTGATCTCAATGCGTACATTCGTGACGGAGATGAGGTTGTTGCGGAGGAGTTCGCAAACTATCAGTTGGTGCGGTTGTGGTTACTTGTGAAGAAAATCAAGGAGGAGTTTATGCTCAGAATGAGAGACAATTTTGATGCTGATTGCTTCTTAGGTAATGAATACATCACAGGAGAAGGTTATGTAATGAGTGGACTTCACGGAGTCTTTAAGTTGGTGGACAGAGAGACCTTCTCTTATTATAACTTTAATATCATTCGTTCGTGATCACAGCAGTTGGGGGGTTAAACGCCCCCTTATATAAAAACGCACTGGGAACCTAACCTACAAAGTGTTACGGAAGAGAGATATAAGTTGCATTTCATATATAAAAATTTTCCCAGGTATAGATACAGTCAGAAATGAAAAATGAAATCCACTACATGAAAAAAAATCCCGCAGAAATTTCTAGCATCATAGAGACCGATCCTGTTACTGGGGAATACTATACTATCATACCCGAATGGATAATGAATGAAATGAATTGGTACGAAGGAACACCAATTAATTTTAATTCGGATGGAGATGAAGTAGTCATCACAGACAAGGATGAGTAAGAAAGAAGAATCCAAGTATTATGCAAAAGACCGAATGGAATATTTTCGAGAATTTCATCGTGTAATTGCACCACCAGTTGTCAGAAAATTAGATGATGACAACGATTCCCTCGATAAGAATGTAACAAAAGAAATATAAAGCAAACATTAAACTTGTAAATAATTAAGATTAGTGATATATTTGATAAGAGAGAAGTTCATATAAAGGTACTATACAGGAGGATTTATGAGTGGTGACTCAGGATTAAATGAAACTATTGTTTTCTATAGTTCAAAAATGACTATGGCAAAGGCAATAGTTTTAAAACATAAAGGAATTGTATTAGATCATAAGGTAATGAAAGCAATCAAAGAAACCGAACAAAAGAGATAAAAGACTCTTATTGACATTGTATAGATAATAGAGTATTATATAATTATAATTGAACAATAGTATGGCAAAGGGATTTACTGTTAAATCAGCAGCTGCGACTGCAAAAGCAAAGGCAAAAGCATCAGAAGAACCACAGTGGGATTACGATAAAGCAAAAAGAATGGTAGCAGGTAAGACAATTGTATTTTGTCTACCAGGTCGAGGAGTATCATATACATTTCTAAAGAACTTTGTAACTCTATGCTTTGATCTTGTACATAACAAAGCAAGTATACAAATATCACAAGATTATTCATCAATGGTAAACTTTGCCAGATGTAAGTGTCTTGGTGCAAATGTTCTTCGTGGTCCTGATCAGTTACCTTGGGATGGTAAGTTAAAGTATGATTATCAACTATGGATAGACTCTGATATTGTTTTTAATGTTGAGAAGTTCTATCAACTTGTGTTAATGGACGAAAAGATTGCATCAGGTTGGTATTGTACAGAAGATGGAAGAACAACTTCAGTCGCTCACTGGTTAGATGAGGATGACTTCAAAGGTAACGGTGGAGTGATGAACCATGAAACCATCGACTCAATCTCAAAGAGAACAAAACCATTTACAGTTGACTATGCAGGTTTCGGATGGTTACTGATCAAACACGGAGTATTTGAAGACAAGCAAATGCCTTATCCTTGGTTTGCTCCGAAGATGCAGGTATTTGAATCTGGTGCTGTTCAAGATATGTGCGGAGAAGATGTCTCATTTTGCTTAGATGCAAAGGAGGCAGGATTCCGTATTATGTGTGACCCTCGTATTCGTGTAGGACATGAAAAAACAAGAGTTATATAGTATTTCTCACAAAGGTAAGATACTCTTTGAAGATCTTACCGAAGAGGAGTACTTTGAGAAAATGCAAGATCTTGCAGACCAATTTTTCGCAGATGGATCACCGCATCCACTCGAACTTGTAACCGATGTAAAATTTGAAGAATCTAATGGCAAAAACATTTAACACTGGAAATACTATCCAAAGTCATCCGAAAAAAACTCGACAAGGAAACGGAAAACACTCGAAATATGCCGCTACATCCCGTAACTCGGCTCGTAAAAGATCTAGAGGGCAAGGAAAATAGATGTCTACGTTGATTGCGAATCTACCTTCTTATGAAGTATGGGTAAGAAAAGAGTATTTGACCGATCATAAGAGTGGTCACGGTGAATTTGTAAAGGGAGTCTGGGTATCTGCGAAAAGTATACCTGGTCGTGCGTTTTATTTTGAAACTTATTTACCAGAATATGCTGCAATGTTTGATAAATTGCCCATTTCTGCGTTTACAACCGACCCAGAGACTCCTACACCTGATATGACACTGCATAATTTACAGTTTTGGAACTGTATGGACTATGGTGTCGTTGCAGTTCAGAAGCAATTTATCGGTTCAATGCATTTTGAAGTGATGACAAGAGACTTTGGCAACCAAACAGGCACTTATATTTGTACTTTAGACAATTATCACGAAAGTATTGATGCAATTGACTACTCTACAAGTGAACAACCTGCCGAACATAAGTCTCATAACCTCTTAGAGTTGGACAATGGACAGTTTTGTCTTTATCCAAACAACAGAATGAGGATTTACGACAACAGTATTACACCAGAAACACCAAAAGTGCCTGATTTTAAGGTTTCAACCGTATATTATCAAGTTGAAAACGGTCATGACCGTGATGGATTGGGTTCAGAAGAGAATTATTTCTGGAAAACAGCAAAAGAACGTAAAACTGGTAACGTAGAAATACAAATTGAACCAGAATTAGGATAAATAATATCATTTACAAAAAAGTGTCATAAATAAAACAGGAAAACTCTTGTTTAAATGGCAATAAAGCGGATATCGAGGGCATTTAAGGACATAAGTTTGTCATTTACCCCTCATCCAGTCACAAAAGACCTTACAATTCTCAAAAATGAGAATGCAATTAAGAAGTCTGTAACAAATTTAATACAAACTATACCCACTGAGAGGTTTTTCAACTCAGTATTGGGGTCTGAGGTGCGTGATAGCCTATTTGACTTTGTAGATTTTGGTACTGCATCGGTAATTCAGAACCAAATAGAAATTACACTTGAAAACTTTGAACCTAGAATTGATAATGTAAGAGTTGAAGTAGAACCAAGACCAGATACGAATGAATTTGAGGTTGCGGTATTCTTTAATATTGTAGGACAGGACATTCCCACACAAGAATTCACATTCATGCTCGAAGCAACAAGATAAATGCCTTTTACTAAGTTTACAAACCTCGATTTTGATCAAATTAAGACTTCAATTAAGGATTATATCCGTGCAAACTCCGATTTTACGGATTTTGACTTTGAAGGATCTAATTTTTCGGTCTTAATTGACACTTTAGCATATAATACCTATATTACAGCATTTAATTCCAATATGATTGTGAATGAGTCCTTTTTAGACTCTGCAACAGTTCGTGAAAATGTAGTTTCACTTGCTCGAAACATAGGATATGTACCAAAATCAAGAACAGCTGCTCAAGCAACAGTTTCTTTTGATGTAACAACTGGTAGTAATACACCAACTCTTACTCTTCAAGCAGGTTTGGTATGCGTAGGTGCACAAAATGACTCATCATATGTGTTTTCCATACCAGAATCAATTACAACGACCACAATACAAAATTTAGACGTAAATGGCAATATAATAAGCAGTACAGGATCGTTTAATGACATTAAAATATATCAAGGAACCTATCTAACAAAAACATTTACTGTTGATGGTTCATTAGATCAAAGATTTTTACTCGAAAATTCATTTATAGACACTTCAACTATTAATGTTTACGTAAAAGGTGCTGCAGATACTGGTTTAGGTAGAGAATATCGTAAAGTTGATAATATTCTCAATATAACAGATATATCAGAAACATATTTAATACAAGAAACCACAGATGAGAGATATGAACTTCTCTTTGGTGATGGAATATTTGGTAAAAAACTAGAAAATGATTCAGTCATAACAGTATCATACATTGTCACAGATGGTGTTGAAGGTAACGGTCCTTCATCATTTACCTATGCAGGTAGTGTAGTATCATCTACAAACCAAATATCATTACCGTCAGGTACACCATCAATTACAACCATCTCAGCGGCATCTAACGGGGGTAATATAGAGTCAATTGATTCTATTAAGTATTTTGCACCTAGATTGTATTCATCACAGTACAGAGCAGTTACAGCAAGAGATTATGAGAGTATAATACAACAAATATATCCAAACACTGAATCTGTTTCAGTCGTTGGTGGAGAGGAACTTGATCCACCCAAATTTGGAACGGTATTCATTACAATCAAACCTAAGAATGGTGAATTTGTATCTGATTTTGATAAAAATGCAATACTGTCCAATTTAAAGAGTTATGCTCTTGCAGGAATAAATCAAAAAATACTAGACTTAAAACTATTATATGTCGAATTAGATTCATTTGTTTATTTTGATGCATCAAAGGTAACAACTGTATCTGATCTAAAAACAAAGATAACAAATGGATTACTTACTTATGGATCATCAACTGATATTAACAAATTTGGTGGAAGATTTAAATATAGTAAGGTGTTGAATGTTATTGATAAGATTGATGATGCGATTACTTCAAATATTACAAGAGTTAGAATTAGAAGAAACCTAAGAGCATTAACAAATCAATTTGCTCAATATGAATTATGTTATGGTAATAGATTCTATATCAATCCAGAAGGTAAAAATATAAAAAGCACTGGATTTACGATTCAAGGAGTAAATGATATGGTGTATTTTACAGATATACCAAACAGAAATCCTGATGGTACATTAGATGGAAGTGGAAAGGGTATTTTAGCTATTGTAAAGGGTGATGCTGAATTATCTCAAGGACAATTGGTAGTTGCTTCTGCAGGTATTGTTGATTATGCACATGGAGAAGTAATCATATCAACGGTTAATATAACATCAACTCAAAGATCAAATAATATTGTGGAAATTCAGGCATTCCCCGAATCAAATGATATTGTAGGATTAAAAGACTTGTACTTGAGTTTTGCTGTTGGAGATAGTGCCATAAATATGGTTAAAGACACTATTACATCTGGTGAACAGATTTCTGGTGTTGGATTCAAGGTTACATCAAGTTACGCAAATGGAGCATTGGTAAGAGGATAATATGATAACCACTGGAATTGATAAGAGAGTCAAAGTCCAACAGATAATCGAAAATCAAATACCTGAATTTTTATTATCTGAAAGTCCAAAGGCAGTAGATTTTTTAAAACAGTACTATATTTCCCAAGAATATCAGGGAGGTCCGATTGACTTAACTGATAATCTGGATCAGTATATAAAATTAGATAATTTAACACCCGAAGTTGTTGTTGGTGAAACTAAGTTAACAAGTGGTATTACAACCACTTCAACAACTATAAATGTTAGTAGTACAAAGGGATTTCCTAATGAATATGGTCTTTTCAAGATTGAAAATGAAGTCATAACATATACTGGAATTACAACTAATAGTTTTACTGGTTGTATTCGTGGTTTTAGTGGAATTACAACATATCATGCAGAAAATAATCCAACAGAATTAATTTTTACAGACTCAGATGCAATTAATCATGATAATGATGCAACTGTAGTTAATTTAAGTGCATTATTTTTAAAAGAATTTTATAATAAGACCAAAAAACAACTTACACCTGGTTTAGAAAACTCTAAATTTGTTAATAATTTAGATGTAAGCAATTTTATCAAAAATTCAAAATCTTTATACCAATCAAAAGGTACAGAAGAGTCATTTAGGATTTTATTTAATGTCTTATACAATGAAAATCCTAAAGTTGTTGATTTAGAGCAATATTTAATAAAACCATCATCTGCAGAGTATATAAGACGAGAGATTGTATTAGCAGAGGCATTATCGGGAAATCCACTAAATTTAGTGGGACAGACAATCGTTAAATCAACCGACTCTGCAACTAGAGCTTCAATATCTGAAGTTGAACCCATAACAAGAAAGGGAAAGGTATATTATAAAATTGCATTATTTGTTGGTTTTAATGAAGTAGACCTAATTGAAGGAACTTTTAACATTCCAGGTAAAACAAAGTCAATTGGCAATGTTTCAGCAGGTTCTTCCGTAATTACAGTTGATTCTACTGTTGGATTTGGTCAAACTGGAACTTTAGTTTCAGGTATTAGTACTAATATTTACTACAGTGACAAAACAGTCAATCAATTTCTAGGATGTCAGAATATTATTGATAATATATCATCTACTGATGATGTAAGAACAAATGAGTTTTATTTTGGATATGAAAATGGAGATTTAAGTAAAAAAGTTGAAGTAAGATTAACAGGTGTATTATCTAAATTTGTTCCTACCTCAGATATTCGTTTATTGACAGATGGTGAAAAAATAAGTGTTAGAAATGTTGGTGAAAAAATATTAAATCCTACTGAAAGTAGAACAAAAAAACAAATTTTTGCAAATTCATGGATTTATAATACATCATCAAGATTTTTAATAAAAAGTATATCTGGTTCTAATCTTGTCTTATTCACAAAAGATATTGATAAATCAAGTTTAAAAGTTGGTGATAATATTGAAATATTGTTTAGAAATGAAGAAACTCAGATAGCAACAGGAATTGTAGGTAATATTGATAAACCAACAAGCACTATTTCTATTAATAATCTAACAAATGCATCAGGAATAACAGTATTCCCAGATCCAAATAGAGAATATGATCTAAGAAGAGTTATAAATCGTGCTTTTAGTAACACAGCAGATGTAGAATTTGGTAATAATGTTTTAACTAGTGATATTACTAATGTTTACAATGAATCAGATACTAATTTTTATGTTGCATCCAACTCTTTACCATCATATCAAATAACAGCATCTTTACCAAAAGCAATATTACCAAATGCTATTGCAGGAAACGAATTACCTCAATCTGGTTATGATCCAAATACACTTAAATATAATATTTTATCATTCCCAAGTCCAGTTCCATTTATAACTGGAGATGAGATATTCTATACAGCACAAGGATCTGTATTACCAAATTTACCAGAATCTTCGTATTTTGTTGAAGTATTAAGTAATCAAAACCAAATACGTCTTTATAGATCAAGATCTTTTATACCTATAGGTGATTATGAAGAGTTTGAAGCATTACCATCGGGTTCAGGTACTCATACATTTTCATTAGTTGGTATTCTTGAGCAAGAAATAGCAGCTCAAAAACTATTTAAAAAGTTTCCTCTCAATCCAAATTTAACAAATTCTTCATCAGTACTAACAACACCAGGCACCACTGGTATGTTGATAAATGGAGTTGAGATAAGAAATTACAAATCTGATGATAAAATATTTTTTGGACCACTAAGTAAAATTGATTTACTTAATGGTGGAAGTAATTATGATGTTGTAACACCACCTAACATTCAATTATCATCTCCTGGTGTAGGTAATACCACTGCTTTGATAAGACCAGTTGTTACTGGTGAAGTAAAAGAAGTTCAAGTTGATCCACAAGATTTTGATATCCAAAAAGTGATAACAGCTACTATTGAAGGTGGAAATGGATCTGGTGCAATACTTGAACCTATATTATCAGAAAGAAGAAGAGAAATATCATTTGATGCAAGATTATTAACAGAATCAGGTGGTGTTGACAATGTTGATGAAACCATTACATTTTTAGATAATCACAATATTGTTAGTGGTCAACCTCTTGTTTATGATAGAAACAATAATCCACCTTTAGGTATAGGAACAGTAGGTAATGATAGTGGTACATCTGTTGTAGGATTAGGAACAACTACTTTAGTTAATGCTGCGACATACTACCCATCAGTTATTAATCCAACTACTATTAAATTGTTCCAAACAGAAACTGATTTTAATTCTGGTATTAATACTGTTGGTTTTACAACTTCTAATAAAATTGGTATTCATAAATTTAAACTTTTAAGTGATCAAAAAACATTAAGTGATATTAAAGTTATAGACGGTGGAAGTGGATATCAAAATAGACAAGTTTTTGTTAAACCAACTGGTATAAACACAATTACAAATACAATCCATTTTGATAATCATGGATTTAATCAGGGTGATAAAATTGTTTATTCAACAGCAGTTGGAATTGGATCAACATTACCAACAACAATTACAGGTTTAACTACATCAACAGGTATAACTACAACTACCACTTTCTACCAAGTAATAAAGGTAAATGATAGTGCATTTAGAATTGTAAATGCAGGTCTTGGTGGAACTATTAAATCTGAATATAATAGAAGAGACTATTTAAAGTTTTCAGATAAAGGAACAGGATTCCAAGTATTTAAATACCCTGATGTTAAATTAAATTTAAAATATGAACTTTCTAATACTTCAGTTGGAGTTATTACTGCAACACCTGTGGTAAGAGGTTCTATCACTGATGTTTTATTATATGAAGAAGGATCAGGATATGGTTCTGATATTTTAAATCTTGAAAAATCTGTAGCTGTAACTGTAAAAACAGGAAAGGAAGCACAATTAAAACCAATTGTAACTGATGGAAAAATATCTTATGTAGAAGTACAAACAAAAGGTCGTGAATATGAATCTGCTCCAGACTTAGAAGTAGTTGGTATAGGAACTGGATTAGGTGCAAAATTAAGGGCTGTTGTATCTGATGGAAGAATAACAGATGTTATTATATTAGATGGTGGATTACAATATCAACAAGATAAAATTGATATTAAAGTTGTCCCACCAGGATCAGGTGCTAAATTAGAAGTTGGTACCAGAGGTCTTATAGTTAATACTTTTGCAAGATATGACATTGAAGCATTAGTAGAAACTAACAATAAATTAGAATATTCATTAGTTGGATACTCTACTCAAATAGGTAGTGATACTTTTGGAGATACTGGTGGAGGTCACTCACCAATTATTGGATGGGCATATGATGGTAATCCAATATATGGTCCATATGGATATAGTGATCCAAATGATGATAACTCTGCAGTTAGAATTTTAAATAGTGGATATGTATTAGATACATCTAATGTTGTTAATAGACCAAGTGGATTTAGTAATGGATTTTTTGTAGAAGATTATCAATTTACAAACGCAGGTGATTTAGACGTTCATAATGGTAGATATGGTAGAACACCCGAATATCCTAATGGAATATATGCATACTTTGTGGGTATCAATACAAATTCATTACTACCTGTTTTCCCATACTTTATAGGACATTCATATAGATCAAATCCATCTACAGAAAATTTCAATGTCAATCAAAATACTTTTGATTTTGATAATTCAAGTTTAATAAGAAATAGTTATCCATATAAAGTATCTGATGAATTTGCTGATAATGATTTTATAATCGAATCTAATGAAATTACATTACAATCATCAATTGTTGAATCAACAACATCAGGTTCTATTGACTCTATTAGTATTATTAATACTGGTGATAATTATGAGGTAGGTAATGTTGCTACTTTTGATAACACAAATACTAATGGTGGTGGTTTAAGTGTATCTGTAAAGAGTGTAGAAGGTAAACAAGTTCTATCAGTTGAAACAACTGTTGATACATATGAAAATACGGTATTTGTGTGGAGAAACTCTGAACATGTTGCTGCATATATTTCAACTGCTCCAAATTTAAATGGTGGTGATAATGTTATTATTTCTGGTTTAAGCACTTCTTCAATTAAAGGATTGACAGGAACACACCAAATAGGAATTAATACAGCTCAAACAATTGTATATCAAGATATACCCAACTCATCTACAACAGGTATTGTAACTGATATTTACGTTACGAATATACCAGAACATATTTCAGTTGGTAGTAGCATTGGTATTGGAACTGAAAAACTGTTAGTTTTAAATACATTTAACGAAAATAATATAATAAGAGTTAGAAGAGGTGTATCATCTGGTATTCATACAGTATCAACCTCAGTTAGTTTAATACCAAATTATTTTAATATACCACTTAGAACTAAGTTATTTGATTCAAGTGTAAAAGATCAAGTATATTTTAATCCTCATGAGTCTGTAGGGGTTGGAACAGTTGTTGGTTTAGGATCAACTGCAACATCAACATTAGGTGATTTAATTAGTGTGGTGTCAACTCCAACTCGTAGTATACGACTACCAAATCATCCATTTAAAACAAATCAAAGAGTTACATTAACAAAACCTAATGTGGGTTTTGCATTAACAGTTTCTAAAGACGATGGAGTAACAACATTTAATATACCTGAAAGTGGAAATAGTCAAGATATATTTGTAATAAGAAAATCAAAGGATTATATTGGAATAGTTACTCAAGTTGGTTTAACAACATCTTCTGATGGTTTATCATTTGTAGGTGATACTACAGTTGGTTCAAGTAGTTTTGAATATCTTTTAGAATCAAATCCAACTCAAATTACAGGAACTCTTCAAAGAATAGATGCAGTTGTTTCTGTATCAACAGCACATAATTTAGTTGATGGTGATATTGTCAATTTGTCATTAACACCAAGCGCATCAGTAGGTATTGGTACTTCTTCATCTATTGATCTTAGATTTGATGAGGGAACACAAGCAATATTGGTAAATCCAATATCTTGTCCTACAAGTGGAGTTACTACATCTACAAATACATTTAATATAGTTGAACATAATTTAGAAACTGGTGATAAAATTAAATATTCATCAACAAATGTATCAGATGGTTTAGTAAATAATGAATCCTATTATGTTTTTAAAGTTGATGATAATAATTTTAAATTAGGTGAAACCTTCAGTGATGTTACTAGTAATCCTGCTAGTGTAATAGAATTGAGCACAACTGGAGGGGTTCATGAATTTTCATTAATCAATCCTGAAATATCAGTTCTTAGAGATAATAATCTAGTTTTTGGAGTTGGTCATTCTTCATTAAATGGTTATGAGTTGAATATTTTCTACGATCAAGATTATAAGAATCAATTTGTATCGGTAGGTAACACTACAAACTTACAAGTTATAGGAGTAGGAACAGTTGGAGTAACTTCAACAGCTACACTTACATTAAATTATTCTAGTGATAATCCATCGGTTCTTTATTATAATCTTAAAAAATCTGGTTTTATTAGCACATCAGATACTGATGTTCAAAATTATAATAAAATTAATTATATTGACAGTAAGTATAGTGGACAATATAGTATATTTGATGTCCCTCCTGTAGTTGGAGCATCATATACTAACTTTACTATTTCTCTAAACGAAGTTCCAGAAAAATTATCATACGCATCAACAGAAACTAATGTTCTAAAATACACAACAAAATCAAGTAGAGCTAAAGGTCCTATTGATAAAGTTGGTATTGATTTTGGTGGTGTTGGGTATGATAGTTTACCATCTTTTGTAAGTATCGCATCTACACAAGGAACAAACGCAACTTTATTACCAGATTCTACAACAATTAATAGAGTAGATGATGTTAGAATAGTTAATCCTGGATTTGAGTATTCATCCGACCCTACTCTAAAACCAGAAGCATTTGTATCACCAGTTATATCAATTATTAATTCAAATACTATTTCATCAGTTGAAGTGGTTGATGGTGGAAAAAATTACACAACAGTTCCTGATTTAGTAATAGTAAATCCAATCACAGGTCTTGAAGATAAATCTGGTGCAATAATAGCTGGTAGATTAAATGGTAGTTCTTTAACAACAGTCGATGTAATTGTAGCACCTAAAGGTCTACAATCGGTAACTCATAAAGTATTTACAATTAATAACAGTAATGGATCTACAGTTAGCAAACTAGAGTATAATCCATTATCAGGTATAGCAACGTGTACACTTGTTACACCAGTACTAGGATTTTCAACTGCACCATTCTCAGTAAATGAAGAGATATTTGTTGAGGGTCTTCAAAAATTTGGAGATACTGGAACTGGATTTAATTCTTCTGATAATGGTTATAATTTCTACAAATTAACATCTGTAAGTAACACAAATCCAGCTACAATCGAATTTGATTTATCAAAATTTACTACGAATGCTGGTATTGCAAAAACAGTTCAAAATTCGTATGGTGTTGTTATAAGTAAAAATGATTATCCTGTCTTTGAAGTTGAACAAAAAATATCAAAATTTAGTATTGGTGAAAAATTATTAGCATTCGTTGGAACAGAATATGTACCAGTAGATATTATAGTTTCAGAATCAACAAATGAATTTATAAAAATTCAAGAGGAAACAGCAGGTGCCTTTAATTTAGTTACAGGACAATTAATAAAAGGATTTGTTTCTGGTAACATTGGTAAAATAAATACTATCTCCAAAAATAGTGGTATTTTTGAAGTAAATTATTCACTTAGACAAGATCAAGGTTGGAATGATAATATTGGTAAATTAAGTCAAGATTATCAGGTCATACCCGATAATGACTATTATCAAAATTTATCTTATAGTGTTAAAAGTAAAATTACATATGAAGAATTAGTTAATCCAGTAAATAGATTACTTCATACTTCTGGTTTAAAAAACTTTGCTGATGTAGGAATAACTTCTGCAACTAGTGCTGGTATTACAACATCAAGTTTTACTGATGTGCTTGCACTTGATTTCATAGATGAAAAAAGAGTAGATACAATTAATAATTTTGATTTTGCTTTAGATATTGATACAGTTGAAGGTAAATCTAAATTCTTAAAATTAAGAAATACAAAACTATCACCATATATTGAATGTAGAACTAATAGAGTTTTAGAAATAGATGATATTAGTGGATTATTCTCCAATACTGCATCATCATTAACTCAATTCTTAGATCTATCAGTTAACACTCGTTATGCCACTTTCTTAATTCAGGCAAGAAATCCAAATAACAATAACACTCAAATATCAGATATAATTTTATATAAAGATGATTCAGACGTATTTACAGCTGAGAGAGCAAAAAATCATACTACATTATCTGAACTTGGTGAAATTGTAGGTCAAATTGATACATCAGATAATATTAGTTTAAAATTTACTCCAGATGATCCTGATAATAATGATTATGATCTAAAAATATTAGAGACATCATTTAATACAAATCTAACAGGTATTGGAACTCAATCAATAGGTTTCATTAATCTATCTGGTATAAACACAACTGTATCTACAGCAACGACATCTGTTATATTATCAACTAATGTTAATAATACAGAGGCATTGTTTGCATCAATCGAAGTCAATAACGTCACGTCAGATGCAACTAATTTTGTAGATTTATATTTAACTCACGATGGGACAAATTCATTTATTTCTGAATTTTATGCGGATAGCATAGATGGACCAACTTCTAATTTTATTGGTACATTTATTTCAAATATTGAATCAAATATATTGACATTATCATTTGAAAATGATCAAGCAAATGAAGTATTGGTAAGATCAAGAGTAATTGGTATTGGGACAACTGCTGCAGGTATTGGAACATATAGATTTAAATTACCTGGTCAATTAGATGGCACAGAGAAGACAAGTAGATTTGAGTCTAATTTCTCAAATGTTTCTACATCTTCCACTATTGCATCCTTTACAGAAAATGAAATTTCTTCATTAAAAGGATTTGTAAGAGTATCAAGTGGTTCTACTAGTGCATTGCATCAGGTTTTAGTTGCACATGATTCAACTGATGCTCATACAGTACAGTATCCATTCTTGTCTATAGGAAGCACATCAGGTATTGGAACATTCTCATCAACAATTGTTGGAAATGATTTAAATCTCAACTTCCATCCAGATCCATTGTATAGTGGTGGAACTAATAGTGTTGAGGTACAAACATTTACTGAAGCATTTAATTCAAAAACTGATTTATTAAACATACCACCTGATCTACAATACGGAACAGTTACTGAGTCATTATCATTTGCACAATATGATGCAATTAATGGAACAAGATCTAATAAAACAAGTTTTGTTCTTCAAAGTGATTCAAAACCAATATTCCAAAAACAATTTAATCCATCTGACACAGCAACATTAAATGCAGAAACTGGTGTATTCACAATTATTGATCATTTCTTTGAAACTGGTGAGAGATTAGTATATAATCCTGGTTCAACTTTTGAAGGAATAACATTATCAGGAATTGCAACTGCTGGTGGTGCTTTAGGATCAGAAGTATATGCAATTAGAGTTAATAAAGATACTTTAAAAATTGCAAAAACACACCCAGATTCATTAGCTGGTATAAGTGTTACATTTACTAGTGTTGGAACTGGTAATGCCCATGAATTTGAAATGTTTAAAAAGAATGAAAAGGCATTATTATCAATTGACGGTGTAATTCAATCTCCAATAGCATTTACACCAATAACTACTGATTTAGAATACAATATAAACAATTCAGCAACAACATTTAGTGTTACTGGATTATCATCAATAACTTCAGGTGATGTTATCAAAATTGATGATGAATTTATGAAAATAACTACCGTTGGTCTAGGAACTACATCAGTTGGACCAATTACAGAATCGGGTTCTGTTAATTTATTGGTAGTTGAAAGGGGATCTATTGGATCTGCTGCAACAAGTCATTCATCTGGAGCAACAAGTAGATTATTCTCAGGTGGATATAATATTGTAGATAGCACTATTCACTTTACTGAAGCACCTAGAGGAACTAATACTACTCAAAAAACACAATCAAATCTTGATCCTCTTAAATCTAAATTTAATGGTAGGGTATATCTTAGACAAGATTATAGTACAAATACAATCTTTGATGATATATCAGATAGTTTCACTGGAATTGCAGCTACACTTCCAGTAAAAGTTGGAGGTGCAAGTACATCTGGCATACAAACTGGTAGCACATTGCTTTTATTAAATGGAATATTCCAAACTCCATCAACATTTAATAATTTGGGTAATAATTATGAGTTTGCAGAATCTGGTGGAGCAAGTAATGTTGTATTTACTGGTATAACATCATCTAATGGTACAAAAATTGTAAGTGATACAGATGTAAATCAAAATCAACTACCAAGAGGTGGTGTAATTGTTTCATTGGGATCTACTGGTGGATTGGGTGTTGCAAATCTTGCACCTGCAAAAGTTAAAGCAACTACAAATGGAAGTGGTGCGATTATAGGTATTGTTGGTCTTAATACAACTGGCAATTCATTTGGTATTAGCACAGCATCATTTAATCATTTAACAGGTCAACTTCAGGTTACAACTTCAGGAAATCATGGATTTAGAAACATTAATGAATTTGTAAGATTTGATGGTCTAACATTTACTCCATCATTAACAATACCAGCAGATAAGTCATTCAGTGTAACTGGAATTTTATCAGCAACAACATTTACAACTGACATTGGTGTTCAGTCACAAGCACGTACTTATGTTGGAAATGGAACTGCATTTGAGTATTTGGCAGATCTAACATTCGGATCTGGATATCGCAATCCAGTTTCTGTTGCAGTTACAGATTTATCTGGAAATGGAGCAAGTGCAGATATTACAGCAGAAGTTGTTTCTAACACACACGTATTTGTAAGTGCAGCAACCAATGCTGTTACAGTGACTGGAGGTTCTCCTATAACTCCTACAGGTGCTACTTATGATCCAGCAACAGGAAATTTAGTAATTACAAAGGCATCTCACGGTTTAACCACAAGTGATACAGTTGGTCTTGCAACTAACTCATTTGTATTCAGATGTGCTCAAGATAACTTCTCAACTGATCACTCATATCCTCGTTCTGGTCCTACCCCAAGTTCAGCTGGTGGAGATCCAGCACACAACGCAACTTTAGCAATAACTGCAAAAACAACTAATACATTTACTGTAAATGTTGGTATTACAAATACAGGTACAGGTGGTGCACTTAAATTTAACATTAACAATGCAGGTACTGGGTATACACAACCACAAATTCAAGTTTCTGCACCATCATATACAAATCTACCAATTACTGGAGTTTCAAGAAGAGGTATAGGATCTACAACTGATACAGGAACAGGTGCAACAATATCAGTTGAAGTAGGTGCTGCAAATACTACAGTAGGACTAGGATCAACTTCATTTGTAATTTCTAACTTCAAACTAGAAAACAATGGATACAACTTTAAAGTTGGAGATGTATTTAAACCTGTTGGATTAGTAACTGATAGATTTTTAAATACTTCACAATTAATCAATGATTTTGAATTAACAGTTACAGATGTATTCAGAGATCAATATTCATCTTGGAACTTCGGACAATTTGACTTTATTGATTCTATTAAAGATCTACAAGATGGTCAAAGAAAGAGATTCCCAATACTCTTTAATTCAAATTTACTCAGTTTTGAAGTAGATGAAAATAATCCAGATTCATCACTCATTGATCTTGATGCGTTACTACTAATATTCGTTAATGGTGTTGTTCAAGATCCAGGTGATGCTTACACATTTGATGGAGGTACATCATTTGAGTTCTCACAAGCACCAGATCCTGAAGATATAATTGATATTTTCTTCTATCAAGGAACAGCAGGTGTAGATTCAGTTCAAGTTGCTGCTGGTTCTTCTGTATCACCAACTGTGAAAACTGGTGATGTGGTTCAGATCTTTAAATTAAATAATGATAGTGGAATTACAACAACTCAAGATCAAAGAACAATATTTGCTATTTCAGCATCTGATGAAGTTGAAACTAATTTATATACAGAAGCAGGTGTTGATGAAAGAAACTTTAAACCATTAACTTGGATAAAACAAAAAGTTGATAAAAAAGTAAGTGGTGAAATTGTATTTAAAACTAGAGATTCATTAGAGTCACAAGTTTATCCAACAGCAAAAATTATTGATGATATAACAACCACTGGTAATGAATTATATGTTGATAATGCAAAATTCTTTAATTATGAGGAAGATTTCTCCAATTTGGTCATAGGTAGTGTTGGTGGACTAATTGTTGGATCTACTAATCCAGTTGCAGCAGGATTAACAGCAATTGTATCAGTAGCTGGTACAATAACATCACTTTCAATAACAAATGGAGGTAGTGGTTATGTTGGATCTACAACTTCCATCTCCATATCAGCTCCTCATGCTATAGGAGTTGGTGTAGGAACGACTGCAACCGCAACCGCAACCATTACAAATGGTGTAATTACTAATACAACAATTACTAATCCTGGTTTTGGTTACACTAGTTCTGCTTTACCTCAAGTATTGGCACCTTTACCAAATCCAATTAAAGAGGATATTAATACAATAACCACTGTAGAAGGATTTGATGGTGATATTGTTGGAATTGCAGTTACTGATGGTATAGGACATCCTCTTGCCCTTAAATTTACATTAAATGCTGATTTAACAAATAATCCCAACTCAGTCCTTACTGATTTGAAGGTTGGATATCCTATATACATATTTGACACACAAGTTGGTCATGGTGTAACCTCTGTTGTTAGTGACAACTCAACAATTGTCGCAACTGGAACCACATGTGTTGATAATATCTACTTTGTCAATGCATTTAACAGTGGTGTTGGTATTATTACTTGCAACATTATGACTGGTGTAAATACAACTGGTATTAACACTTCAGTTGGTTTAGGAACTGCTATTGGTGGATTCTCATGGGGTAGACTTTCAGGGTTTACACGAGGAGAAAATCCTGTATCAATAGGAGTAACTGGATTAACAATAGACTCTGGATTAACGACTTACCCATCTATTCAGAGAAGAGATTTTGGTCTTAGGGACAACGGTTCATTAAGAAAGGATCTTGGGTAGTATAAATATAGAAAAAAGCTAATGATATGGCTGCAATTGTAACAGATCAATTTAGAATTCTAAATGCAAATAATTTTGTAGAGACAGTAGATAATTCTGCTAACTCATATTATGTTGTAGTTGGTTTAGCAAATCCAGCTCTTGCAGTCGGTTTTGGTAGAACAACGGATTGGAATACTAATACACCTAATCCAGTTGATAACTTCAACTATATGAATCACGTTGGAGATACTCAAATATTTGGTAAAAAAGTAACTGGTGCTAACGTAAGAAGATTAATAACAAGAAGAAATTGGACACAAGGAACAAGATATGAAATGTATCGACATGATTATAGTGTTTCAAGTCCTTCACCAATTACAAACTCAACAAGACTATACGCATCAAATTATTATGTAATGAATAAAAACTTTGATGTGTATGTGTGTATTGATAATGGATCTTCTGGTATTAGCACATCTGGTAATGCTTCACAAGATGAACCTTTATTTACAGATTTAGAACCATCAAGAGCAGGTGAAAGTGGTGATGGATATATTTGGAAGTACTTATTTACAGTTCCTCCAAGTGATATCATTAAATTTGATTCAACTGAATATATCTCAGTACCAGGTAACTGGCCAGATTCATCAGAAACACAAATTCAATCAGTACGTGAAAATGGTGATTCAACGATAAATAATAATCAAATTAAAAAAGTTTATATTGATAAACAAGGATTTGGTTATTCCCAAAATATAGTTGGTAGAGAAGTTGATATTATCGGTGACGGAACAGGTGCAAAAGTTGTTGTTGATACTGATAGTAATGGTAAAATAATAAAAACAGTTGTTTCATCAGGTGGTCAAGGTTACACTTATGGTATGGTTGATTTGGGTCCTTTAGGTAACTCTGGAGTATCTGCTAATAACAAAGCTAAGTTAATACCAATTATTCCACCATCTAAAGGTCATGGATTTGATTTATATAAAGAACTTGGAACTGATAAACTTTTAATATATGCCAGATTTGATGATTCTACTAAAGATTTTCCAACTGATACTAAGTTTGCACAAATAAGTATCATAAAAAATCCAACATCTATAGGATCAACTGCAACTTATACTGCAAATGATTTTTCATCAGTTAATGCAGTTAAAGTTATATCACCTACTGGAACACCTGTAATTGGTGAAAAAATACAACAAACTGTGACTGGTGGAACAGCAGAAGGGTATATTGTTTCTTATGATACTGATACTAATGTAATTAAATACTATCAAGATAGATCTCTATACTTTAACCAAACAACATCAGATCAGACTGATTATGTTGGAGTTACAACAGAGGCAAAAGTATTAGCATTTGAATCATCTGCTGAAAGTATAATTGCACCAACAAGTGGATTTTCTGCAAATGTAAATCAAACTTTCACAGGTGTAAGTACAAATCCAACTGGTAATAAAGTTATCTCATTAGGAGTTAACTTCACAAATGGTCTTGCTTCACCTGAGATAAATAAAGGGTCAGGTGAAATAATATACTTAGATAATAGACCTCTAATTACTAGAAACTCCAGACAAAAGGAAGACATTAAAATCATCTTGGAATTTTAAAAAATGCCACAAAAAACGAATTTAAATATAAGTCCTTATTACGATGATTTTAATAAGGAAGATAAATTTTACAAAGTCCTATTTAAACCAGGATTCCCTGTACAAGCAAGAGAATTAACAACTCTACAATCCTCCTTACAGAATCAAATTGAATCATTTGGTAGTCACATCTTTAAAGATGGGTCTATGGTGATACCTGGTAATATAAATTACGATTCACAATATCATTCAGTTAGAGTATTAGATTCACATCTTGGAGTTCCAGTATCTTTATATTTGGATCAATTAATTGGTCTTAGATTAAAAGGTGAATCTTCTGGTATTATTTTAACAATTGATAGTTATGAACTTGCTGGTATAAATTCTGAAATAAATGATCTAACAATATATGTACAATATTTACAGTCAGGAGATAATAACG